ATCTGGTGCATGCAAGAATCGGATCACGGCATAACCGTTACCAGACTTATCTAGTTCTGGTTTCCAGAGACGATCATCTCCACCACTCTTGGTGCTCATTTTTTCTACTTCTTTGACCAGTTTAGAGGTCAGAGAACCAAGAGATGATTGCTTTTTAAGATTTGAAAAGGACATTCGGATTACCTCGGTTTGTTTGTATTGTGGCTTGTGTGCTCTGCCATTATAGCAGGCATTTTATTTAGTGTCAATCGATTTCCTTGAGCAATTGCTCTTTGAGATTACCAACCAACTTAGTCATATTAGCAAAGAGTGCGTTCATGTCAACATCTTCAGGAAGACCCATCATTGTTGCAGAATCTTGAATTTTTAATTTCATATTCAATGCATCTGGATCATCTGATAATGCAAGTCTCATGTAAAGAATCTTTTGTTTCTCCATAAGCATCTCAAGATCACTAATATGTTTAAGTTTGCCATCTCTATCTAAACTTGGAAAGACAAACACATTTGAATAGACTTTTTCTTGTAGTTTAGAGATCTCATCCATCTCATTCTTCACAAGTTCAGATTCAAAGAAAGTCATAAAACTATCTCCTTTAAGATTTTTTTGTATTTAAAGACATCGATATTTAGAAAAGGAATATACTTTTTAATTCGTAGACTGGTCAATTCCCATACTGGATCTTTCAAAGACTTATCAAAGTGCTTCTTATATCCTAAGATCTTTTCCAAGATTACCAAAGATTCGATAGAAATATCACCACACAAATGCTTCTTTAAGATAATTGGATGACCTTTTTCTACAGAAAACAATGAGTCAAAGTCTTTATTCTCAATGAGACTTTGAACTTCTTCTCGAAAAACATATGACAAAGATTGATTCCTCTTCTGCCACTTATTATAATTCATCTGACCAGAACGAATGATCTCACCAATCCATAGAGTCTGTGGATCATCACAAGAAATGAAGTTAGAAACAAAAAAGTCTCTAACTTCATCATCATCTTTCTGTCTAGAAATTTTTTCAAACCAGTACCTATCTTTCCTCTTGTAGAAAGACTGAAGAGAGGCACGGGTTTTACCACAATACTTGTGGTAATCATAAGAATCTTTTGTGAAATGATTCTTTAAACCAAGATAAGTTTTATAACAATCAAATGGAGTCATCTTCAACATAATATTTTGAAAAACCCTTCGTGCGAAAAAATTTTGGGGATTTTTTTACGACCTTTTTTGGAACTAAAAATCGATTTTCAAATTGAGAGTTTAGCTCTACTAGTTCTCTTTAGGAAGTTAAGTTCCATTGCTTCGTATTTAATTTTTTCTTTTAACGGTTTTGAGATTAGTTTAGGAATAGATTCAACATCTATCTTATTGAGTTCACAGAAATGCATTACACTATCAATGTAACTCATATCAGAATTCTTGGTATAGATTTCTTCAATATCCTGCGACACTTTCACCTGAGAATAGAATTTACTTTCTAGTTCTTTATTTAACTCTTCGTTTTCTTTCTTCGGCATAATATCGGAAAAGATTGATAACATATAATAAAATTAATTCATAATAACATTATAACATTAGATACTTTAAAGGTCAAGACAGTTTATCTTCGACAAACTTTCTAATGTATTGAGTGAGAAGTTTGATATATTTTGATTTGTTTCTTTCCTCATAGACTACGCATTCTCCACTTTCACATGACATGATGATTACGAATTTCTTGACTGAAATACCCGTCAATTCAAACAACATACACGCATATGCCGCACATTGAACAAAATAGTTTTCGATCCATGCTCTGGGTTTGGGTTTCTTAGATGTCTTGAAGTCAATTATTGCTAACTCACCGTCAAATTCTGCAATACAATCGACGGTTCCAGCGATACCTAACTGCTGACTATATAGGGACCTTTCAAGAGCATGAATATTATCGATCCTATTAAGATCATCTTTTGCAATCAAATATAGAAACTCTGACAGTGGTTGAACAGAACCAGAAGGTAGTTCTTTATTGTGAAGAAAGTTCTCTACAAGAGTGTGCATGTCAGTACCACGACTTGTAGATTGTTTGGTTACTTTATTAGCTTCTGCTTCACCAACTCTTTTTCTCCACTTTATAAAAATTTCACGATTAAAGTGACTGGTAACTGATGTGGCAGATACAAACTTTAATGGACCATCATGATTCGGTACTGTATAATATCGAACTCCATCAATAGTTTCTCTAGTTAGTTCTGGTAGATCTAGATTAATGTGATTAAACGTCATGATAAGGGCATTTTCCTCTTAGGTTTTTGTCAAATAAAACTTCTTTTAAGAACTTTGAATCTTCAGATAAAACTTCTCTTCGATTTTCGAGAGCATCAAACATACTATCCGTTGATTTTTTCTTCTTAAGAATTGGTTTGTCGTTCATATTATCAGTATAGAAACGAACTCGATAGAGTGGATCACCTCTCTCTATCATAACTCCATGTGAGTTTGCTTCATATTTAATACCAAGAGAAGTTGTTCTTGGATGATTGGCAAGATTAAACCATCCACCAATAGCAACAAAGTTATTATCAGCAAATGTTTGTGGGTGATCTAAAAATTCAAACCACAAGTATTCTTGTTTATATGATGTCCAGAAAAATGAATTGATGAATGATAACTGAATGACATGGATATCACTATCCAGATCACTTAGTGTGAAGAAAATATTTTCGTCACCATATTCTTCATCAACATCATCTAACTTAATGGTAACACAAGGTTCCTCATCAATTTGATACTTTAGAATGTCACCTTCATATTGTAGTGAAAAATCTACAGGAGAATATCCAATAAAGGTTCGGTCAAACATATGCCCCCAAACAGGACATTGACTGTAGGTATAATCTGAATGAGAACTACGATCCTCATGCTCAATTATATTTTCATCATGAAAATTTACAGGATCATAGTAAACATCATACTTCATACAATACCTAATTCATTTTTTGCGACAATATATTCTCTACAAAGACCAGATCTTACAATATCATCAGCATCAAACTCAACGATATCTACTGAAGGCATTTGCTCTAGAATTTTCATAAAGTCAAAGATACCATTCTTTTCGTTGGTCTTTACCAAATCACTTTGACTTGCATCACCGCAGAACATAATCTTACAGTTGTCACCAACCCGTGTAATAATACTATCAAGTTCATGATAGTTCAAGTTTTGAAATTCGTCAATGAGGAGAATAGAATTATCAAATGTAGTGCCACGAATGAATGATGTACTCCAAAAACCAACTGTTCCCTGAGTCTTTAGATTGCCATAGAGCATTTCAAACTCAGCATCAGAAGGCATTTGGAACATGTACTTAACCATGTTCTTATATGGAATCTGATAGAGATTAGATTTGTCATCATGATCTCCTGGAAGAAAACCAATCTCTCTAGTTGACACAAGGGATCTAATAATATACACCTTTTCATATGGTGTAAATTGATCTAAAGCTTCTTTAATCGCATGGTACAAAGTAATAAATGTCTTACCAGTACCAGCAGTTCCATAGGCAACAACGTGCTTTCCTTCCTCATAAGCTTTGAACAACTTCTTCTGATTATCAGTAAGTGGTTCAACTTTTAAAAGGTGATCTGTATTGATTGGTTTCTTACCCTTAAGTGCTTGACGATGGTACTCAGAATTAATACCAACGTTATTGTTGTTTCTTTTCCTTCTAGCCATATCAGATCTTTAGGTTTTGTGCTCCAGGTTGTTTTGATGCTCTTTCTAGAACTTCATTCCATCCTGGTTTTGATTTAACAAGTTTGTCTTTCCACTCACCAATTGGTTCTAGTCCCAATCCAGGTGAATTTTCGGGAGTGTAATATCTTTCCCACTCTGGATTATCTTCATTCCACTGGTCCCAATCATGAATACTCATTTTCACTTCTTTGGTTTCACCAGTTTGTTTATTCTTAACAGGATATGTTGCCATAATTATCAATGAGTGTAGTTTATTTAGATCTTAATCCAACGTTCGTTTGCTAGGGTCCATTCAACAACTTCCTTGACACGATTACGGATATCTTTTGGTTGCCATCCCATTGCCTTCATCCTTTCACCAGATAATGCATATCGTAAATCATGTCCAGGACGTGCAGAGTGGAAGTCAACCATCTCATACTTAAGTTCTTTACCCTGAGCATCAGCAATCATCTGTGCAAGTTGAAGATTGTTGAGTTCTTCCGCACCAACGATGTTAAACTTAGGACACCTTGCACCTCCCCAAGTAGATGACTCTACGTTCTTACCAAGAAGAAACAGAAGTGCATCAGCAACATCTTCAGCATGGATATAGTGTCGTGAACCAGGGATTTCCTTAGTTGGATCACTATGGATTGTAATTGTCTCACCATCACGAGCACGTTTAATGCACATAGGAATAAACTTTTCTGGGTGTTGACGTTGCCCAAAGACATTCATTGTGTGAGTAATGTATACAGGTACACCATAAGTGTTGTGGAAAGCAACTGCGAGTTCCTCACCACCTGCTTTAGTTGCACTGTATGGGTTGGTAGAATTATAACGATCGTTTTCATCATACAGAATACCGTCTGGTGCAGGACCAAAGACTTCATCAGTACCAAAGTAAACAAATCTTTCTAGATGATCTAGACTACGAGCATAGTCAAGGATGTTGCAGGTTGCTACAACGTTATCCATGACAAATTCCATAGGATATTCGATGCTGCGGTCAACATGAGAACCAGCAGCAAGGTGAAGAATGTAGTCAATCTTACCAATGTCTGCAGCAATCAGTGGATTCACTGCTGCTTTTAGATCATGGAATACAATCCTCACCCGAGAACGATCCTCAGCAGAAAAATCTTTTAAAACATCTTGAAGACGATTAAGATTTCCACTAAAGTCTAGACGATCTAACGTAACTACTTCCCAGTCTGTGTTTCTCAGAATCTGTGAAATTAAATGATGTGCAATAAAACCTGCACCACCAGTAATTAACGCTCTTTTCATGTCTTTTCTCAAATACTTTTCAATTATAACCTAATTTGTCCTGTCTTGCAACCTCTAGTTCAATTTGCTTCTTTAAAATACTGTTTGATGGTGGAATTTTACCCTTATAGATGGAATCTAATGGTCTAATCGTTGTATCTTGTGTTCTTTCGTAGTGGAATAATTTTGCTGCACCAAATGATTGACATGCATCACCTGCAATAGGATCAATATAGAAATTAATATCAGGATACTCTTCTTGAATTACTGAGTTCGCACATATATTCAATGCACATCCACCAGAGAATACAATATTCTTAGTTTCTGGTCTCAGATCTAAAGTTTGTTCAACTCTCATTCTCAAAACTTCTTCCATAGAGTTTTGTATCTCCCATGCCAAATCTGCCTTCTTCTGGAAATCATCATGATGTCTAAGAACTGGGAAGTTTGTTGTATTGAATAGTCTATTACTATAGAACACATTCATATTTGCCATTCCGTTATCAAGAATGAATGGTGGGAACTGTTCATTCTGTTTCCCGTATGCAGAAAGACCCATTGTCTTACCACATTCATCACGATGCCATCCTAGATGATATGTAACTGTCCCATACATAATGCCAATGTCGTAACATGAATTGACATCAATTTTATCATTTGCAGTCATCATTTCAAAGAAGTCATTTGGAAAATAGACTTCAATAAATCCTCTGGGTTGTGGTGATGGAACAATAAAGTTTTTCCACAATGGAGTAAACCCATGTGGATATTGTGCATCATATATTGATGTACTCTCTAGGAACATGACATCATCCCATGCCTGAGCCTGCTTTAGTTCCTCCTCGTTCAATTCAATACCTGCCAGTTCCATTAGAGTATCAACTCTATAGTCTGCACCCCATCCATCAATAACAATACAAGCAGCATCTTCAAATCCTGAGGCATAAAATGCTGAAGCAGCATGATATAAATGATGCTCCTGAACTTCTTGCTCCCTTTTAATATGATTGAGTTTATATTTCTCCAACATGTCAATCATGTCCCGAAATTCTGCATCTTCTCCATTGAGTAGAATAATTTCATCGAGACCATACTCATCATGAAACTTTTTTAGACTCCCAAAAATATAGTATAAAAAGTTATCATGCTTTTTGCCAGATAATCTTTCTTCCAAAAGAATCTCATGGATTTCACCATTGCGAAGCATAGTTACACCTGCTTCATGTCCACTACAGGACATAGCAGCTACATTATAGTCTTTCATTTTACCACCAACATGCTGACATCTGCGAAATAAACATAATGAAGTTCAGATTTCTCTAAAGAATTTATTGCTTGCTCTACAGTTTCTACTATTGCATCACCAGCAAGATTGAATGATGTATTTAACAAGATTGGAACCTGTGTGCTCATATAGAAAGTTTTAATCAAATTATAATAATGAAAATTTTCTTCCTTACTTACGGTTTGAATTCTACAAGTTTGATCTACATGAGTAATTGCAGGAATGTAATCTGACATTCCATCCTTCACTCTAAGGTTAAATGTCATATAGGGAGATCTTTCAAGACCAATCATCTCAAACCATTTATCAGCATGTTCTTCTAAAACAGAACCAGCAAATGGTCTAAAACTTTCCCTCTTTTTTACAATATTAACTATATCTTTTCCACCAGGAATTCTTGGATCAAAAATTATTGATCTATTTCCCAATGCTCTAGGACCAACTTCGGATCTTCCTTGATGTATTGCTCCAATTTTTTCTTCTAAAATTAATTCAACAACATCATCATATGTAACATCATATTTTATTTTCATACACTAGGTCCAAAATAAAGGTGTTTGAATGGGATTTTATCTTTGCTTTTACTTATTCCATACCATAAGTATTTTGCTGCTCCTATTGCTGTTCCAGCATCATGTGCAATAGGATCTACAAAGAATTCTACATTTGGAAATGCTACAGTGTATTTATAGTTGTTCACACAATTTAAAAAATAACCTCCAGAAAGTACAATCTTATTTTTACCAGTAAGATCCAATGCTTTCTTAATTAGAGTGCATGTATGTTTGAAAGTTGTATTCTGAAGTTTTTCAGCAAGAGATGCACAAATATAAAAGTCTAGTGTAGGGTTATCAAACTCGGTATTGATTCCTCGTGAACCCATTGAAACATCATATTCTTCTGGATCAACTCCATCAATAAAGTCTTCAAAATATTTGTAGAGATCATATACAGTTATCCCTACACCTTCAAACTCTGTAAACCAATCTTTAACAAAGAGTGCTTTTTCTCTTTCATAGTTTCTATAAATGTGCTTATTCTCTTCGAGGTTATCAGATGCCAAACGATGACCAGATAATCCCATAATTTTACCAGCCTCAGTTCCACCATGCATTTCAAAGAGGCCACAAATCATATTAAACAAATCCCCACAACTTCGTGTGCGAGAGTAGATTTCATTCTTACTCCTCTTCCAAAAAATTTCTTCCTCCCCACGCATCTCATCACCCAAAGAGTCTAAGATAGAACATTGTTTAAACTTAGTTTCTAGGAATGGGAAATCATAAGAACAATTAAAGATACTTTCAATTTCTCTAAATGGATACTCATATTTTTGAGAAGTTACTTCTGCTCTATACTTTACATCGAAAGCACCACCACCATCTAGAACAAGTGCAGCTGCATCATCAAATCCAGATGCAAAGAAAGCATTTGCAGCATGATAAATGTGATGATTGTCGGCATAAAATATAGAAGTATTGAATTTTATACCACCATTCTGCAATCCCCGAAGAAAACTACTATAGACAACCTCATCATCACCATCCCTATCTCTACCATAAGAAGAAAATATAATATAATCAATGAAAGTTGTATACTCTTTAATAGAATCTACATGATGGCAAAGTTCAATAATCTTACCAGTATCATCAAATTCTTGGAAGATTTCATCAACAGATCCCTCTGGATTTTTAATGCCTGTTAATCTCTCTTCCTCAGAAAAATACACGATTTCACCATCTTTCAAAAGACATGCTGATGGTTCATGTGATATGTTTACACCTAAAATATACATATTAAACCTCTTGATTCTTTGAATAGATTAGTGTTTGCTTTTCAGGAAGATAAAGATATTCAAATGAAGATTCTTCCAGGGTTCTAAGAGCACCTTTTAAATTATGGACCATTGGTTTTCCACTCAAATTGAATGAAGTATTACCAATGATTGGAATTCCAGTTAAATCTTTGAATGCTTTGATCAAATTATAGTAGTG